TACGCGATTTTCTCCGCGATATTAAGGAAGACCCGAAATTCGCGGTTGAGGTATTAAGCGAAAGAAACGTGCTACAACAATTTATCAAATATGTGGAGGTTATCTATGAAAATTAATCTTCGGGGCAGACGCACCATCCTTAAAGTTCTACATATTCTGCCCCACCTTGCTAATTTTCTCTTGGGTGTCATCGGCGCAATTATGGTCGTACGGATTTACAGCCTCGCCGAACGCAATCTCGTTTTGGAAAATTACCTTTTGGCAAACGAAGTCAAAGACTACATTGCCGCCAAGCTGGAGGTGCAGAATGATTGAGTTAATCAAAGACATTCAGGAATGGCACGAAAAGACGTTCCCGGAGTTTACCGCAAAAGACCAAGAGATGAAGCTCGGCGAAGAAATCAGCGAATACTGCGCAGCGATAGACACGCTGATTGCGACCGGCTTGCAGTCAGACCTTGAAAAAATAAAGGAAGAGCTGGCAGACGTTATCATTGCCGCCGTCAACCTGTTACGTTACCCGGAAATCAAAACGCTTGTCAAAACTAAAATGGCAGCCAACAAACAAAGGACTTGGAAAGATGGACACCACTGTTGATTATAAGGCGTTATACCTCAAAAAATTCTTTCAGTGGCAGGATATATGCCACCGGCAAAGCATAAATATTGAAGAGCTGAAAAAAGAGATTACCGAGCTTAAAGAAAAGATAAAAAAAAGAGAAGAACTAATACAGTGTCTAGGAAGTAATATTGACGAACTGGATGTTAAAAAATCGGTTCTTATCATTGAAAACAACAAGCTCCGAGGATTGCTGAAAGAATGCAAAGAGGAGTTAGAGTATCATAGCGAACTTATTTTTTGTGAATTGGAAAGCGATAATTCAAAAATAGAATTTAAACATCTTTTAACCCGTATCAACGCTACACTCGGCGAAAGTGAGGAACAATGAACGATAGATTTTTATTCAGGGCATTTTATGAGGGGAGATTTATCTATAAAAATCTTATAGACGCGAATTACTATACATACGACAACAAATGTATAGGATTAGCAAACACTTTGCCTAATAGCTTAAAGTGGGAACAATGCACCGGATTAAAGGATAAGAACGGCAAACTTATCTATGAGGGGGATATTGTTATAACTTATTATGCCGGAGAACCAACAGGACAAACGTATATTTATCGCTGGAAAGATCCTACCTTTTATGTTGAACCTTTTGAGAAAGGTAAACCAAGCGGAATACATTATTATTATTTCGCCGTAGCAAATGAACGATGTGAGATAATCGGCAATATTGACGAAAACCCTGATTTGCTTGAAAGTGAGGAGCGATGAACGATAAAGAAAAAATCAAAAGATACGATTTGCTTGATTGTATCGAGCTTGTAGAAAAATGCCCGCATTGCGGAAATAATATCATAGTAAGTCTTACAAACTTTAAAACCGTAAGCTTTAAGTTTGGGCTGACTTGGACTTGCCCCGGTTGCCACGCTGATTTTCATATTAAAAAAATCGAACTTGAGGAACATAAATAATGCAGAACATTTATACTGTTTTGGATAAAATAAGATTTGACGAACGTGTTAATGAAGAAATACGAATTTTAAAACAATGTGAAAACACAGACAGTTTCAATGCTATTTTATCTGATTTTGTATTCAAAAACTTTTGTTTCGGACTTATTCGGGATTTTTACGATGAGATTTTGAAAGAAAATGTTGCAAATAATGTTTCAAAACCAAATTCGCAACATTCCGAACCCAATTGCAACATTATGTTAAAAAATCCTGAAAATTTTAACACGTCAGACGGAAATGTTAAAGGGGACGACAGATGACTGAAATCTTAACCATCAAAAGAAAAAAGGATACCAAACAAGCTATCGGCTATACTTGGGTTGCAAACTTCATCAGCCTTGAAGAGCTAAATCGGCGTATAGAAGAATATAATCAGAAATACCCGGAAGAATATTACGAAATATGTACAAACGAAGACTTAATCAATCTTCTCCCCAAACCCCGTCGTCGCTATGACTGCGAAGATATTGTCGAAAAGATAACCGATTTTACCACCGAAATAGAAGAAATGTCCGATGCATTGGACGAGATGAAAAATATGTGCCGGGATATTTCAGAACGTTGCAAAAAACTGGGAGATTATGGCGATGATTAAAGTAGGACAAATTTATAAAATTACTCGGCACCGATTCGGGCATATTAACAATATAATTGCAATAACTAGAATTTCGGATAGGCGAGTTGATGCTATTCGTACTGATGGAGCTGCTTATAAAAAAAGTTTGGACGATTTATTATATGGAAAATGTTATTTAATCGCCGAATACCCGACTTGGCAAGAGGCTGTTAACTCGGAGTATTTCAAAAATGACGATTGATGAATTTATGAGAGACATCGCGCCTAAAATGCGTAGTGGTTTTGTATTTTATGACTGGATGGGTGATTGGCAATTTTGCACGGAACGCCCTGAAGAAAATTTAGAGGATGGTTGGTGGGTTAAACAGCAAGACGGTGCTGACTTGCTTAGTTTGCAAATGTTTGACATCGCCCCCGTTGATAATTGGGAAACATCGTTACGAAAGGTAGGCGGAAATGAGTAACTTTACCTGCCCGACCTGCGGGCTTACAAACATAGATTGTGGCAAAGCAGGCTACAAGACCGCCCGAGAGATTGAGCTTGAGAAACAGCTTGAGATTGCCGTTAAGGCTTTGAAATATTATGAAAATCGCAGAACTTATAATTTGTGTGCACTGCAACAGTGCTCTTATGTAGACGGAGCAGTCGCACAGCAAGCATTAAAGGAGATTGAGAAATGACTGATTTAATTTTAACATTTGATGATGGAATTGCAGAAAATATTTTGCGAAAAGAATATAATAAAAGACATCCGAGAGAGATTTATTGGACAAAGGGAGATGGTTCAAAAATAAACATAAAAGATATGTCGGATGACCACTTATTAAAAGCAATAAATTTGATTCAGAAAAAGGAACAAGAGCGTGAGGATTATCTTGAGGGTCTTGGTGGCTTCCCAGATTAAAGGAGAAATAACTAATGGCATATTTAGAAGAACTGCTGCCCGAGTTTAGAAAAGGGTATATACTCGGAGAAATAAAAGGTAATAAGTTTCATTTTGTTACACCAGACGGTAGAGTTTTATCTTTTGCAAAGGATAAACCCGTTTGGAGAAAGCCTACTCCTGATAAAGATGGGTATCTGTGCATTGGTATAAAAATTAGCGGCAAAAACACAACAAGAAAAATACATAGGCTTGTTGCTGAGGCATTTATACCTAATCCTGAAAATAAACCTGAGGTAAACCATAAAAATGGCGTTAAATCAGATAATAGAATTGATAATCTTGAATGGGCAACCGCTAAGGAAAATAGCAGGCATAAAAGAGAAGTTTTGAAATACCGCCCGTCTGAGGAAACACTTAAGAAAATAAAAGAAAACAGAAAAACAAAAGGCGTGAGGAAAAAACAATACGATTTTGCTATAAAAGAAAGAGTTATTTGTTGGTTTTATAACAATTCTCATCAACAAAAGACAATAGGTTTCTTAAATAGTTTTGATGAAGATTATTTTTGGGCTGATAACGGTAAAACTTATAAGTTCTGCCGCCCCGTCCGCAGAGATGAAGTAACTTTTTATGAGGATAGGAAAGATGAGAAAGATTAAATTGAAAAACTTAAAACAAGAATATGAGGGACGCTGCAAAATTATTCCTTGTTGCGATTTGCCTAAAATTGAGAGTGATTTTGACGATTTAAAAGACGATATTATTGACGCTTTCAATGACCAGAGAATAATTTGTAATTGGTCGTTGAAAGACGGTGTTTTAGAAAAATATAAAAACAAGGATTTTGACAGCGAAGATGAAGAAACTGAATATTTATGGGTGGAATTAATTTGTCAATGTATGAATGACGGTTTTTTAATTATTTACGAATCACCTGTTCCGTGCAATATAAGAATGGAAAATGGGAAAGTTCAAAGTTATAGTTGTTCTTGGGGTTACACTCAAACTAATTATATCCATTTAAACGATATAACTCAACTGTCAGCCGTTTTATCCAATCTTGATGATGAATTAATTAGAAAAAAATACAAGGAAGAAAACGATGAGTAAGGCTATGAAATGGATTGACGAGAAAAAGGAATATATCCCGTATGATTTACCGGATGGCGCTTGTCTTTATACCGATAATATGGAACAAGAGATTGCCTGCTGCCAGTGCGGTAAAAAGGTTAAGTTTGGAGATTGCTATACCAGCCGGACAATCCATACAGAGCTTGGTCTTGGTTATGCAGAATGCGAAGATTGCTACTGTAAAGACCTCGGTTCTGACAGTTGGAAAAACACTTAGCCCTTTCCCCTGCGGCTTCTAATCACGCAGATAGGGCGGAACCCGGGGCGCAGGGGATAAAATGTTGGGTTCAGCCTATCCTCCCTGCCCTCCTTTTACAGCATTGTGCGGAGGCTTTTAAACCGTCCAGCCCGCAAGGGTTCAAGCTTTAGGCAAAGGGAGAAAAAGGAAGCGAATGGCGGTACCGCACAACATCGGGCGCAGATTTTGGCACATCAAGTTAAATTAAAACTACTGCGCCCGCCTTTTAAACTTGACTTTAAAGGATTTAAATTATGGAATTGATGACGAAAAACAAAGCACTTAAAAAATTAAGAAAAAAGGGAATAGGAAGAGTCCGGCTAAATCACCTTTTAGAAAGCGGGCAGCTCAAATGCGTGCCGGTCGGTTCTTCTTATCTAATCCCCGACTGGAGTCTTGAACAATGCCTAAAAAATACAATAAATCACCCGTCAAGCTTATTCTCCGGGGCAGCATCTACCACATCAAAATATCGGCAGTCGTCAACGGACAAAGAATATTCGTTCGCGAAAGTTCGCACACAACGGATAAAAGAGAAGCAGAGCAATACGCAAACAAACGCTTTGCGCAGCTCGTGGAAGAAACTGAATTTAGAACCAATCCAAATAAATTAAAAGAATTTACCCTAAATCAGGCTTTCGGGTTATACTGGGAAGAAAAAGGCCAGTACCATGCCAAACCAGATGACACGTTCAACAAACTCGAAAATTTAACCAAATACTTTGATGAAAATACGCTGCTGTCAGAACTGACGACAGAAGGCATTTATAATTTTGTCCGGCTCAAACGGCAAGAAGGGAGAAAAACCGGCACCATAAACCGCTACATTGCCATTATCTCCGCTATCTTAAATTTATGCAAAAAGCACAAAATCGCAACCCCGGATATTTATGTGCGCGACTTTATTAAAAAAGAGCCGGTTGAGCTTGTAAAATACTACAATAAAACTGACTTTGACAAGATATATGAACAGGCCGCCCCCCATTTTAAACCCATTATGCTTATGGCGCTGCATACCGGATTCCGTATGTCTACATTACTAAATCTTAAATGGTCGGATATTCAGGACGGCGTTATATTTTATCACGTCAAAGACAATACATACGAACACGGGCGCCCAAGAGCAAAAAAAATAACACCCAGTATGCAGGAAGTCTTAAACAGTATTCCCAAAGTCAGCACCTATATTTTTACCTATAACGGCGAAAGAATAAAATCGGTAAAGAAAGCATGGAAACGCGCCGTTGAACGTGCCGGTTTGCCTTATAAAAGCTTCCACAGCATCAGGCACACACACGGCACATGGCTGTACGCTTACACCAAAGACATAAAGCTCGTACAAAAATCTCTCGACCACAAAAACCAAGAAACCACCTTAAGATACGTCCACGCCGTCGACGACGGCCTCACGCAAATCTATGAACAGGCATTCAGCACAAAATTAACACAAAATCACCAAATCAATAAATAACTATTTGATTTTAATAAACTGGTTTACGCATTCGTAATGCGTGGGTCGGTGGTTCAAGTCCACTAAACGGCACCAGATTAAAACCCTTGCAAGTCAAGGGTTTTAATGTTTTTAAATTCTTTCGGCATGAACAATATAAATTTCTTTCAAATCAGCCTCAAATAATTATTGACTTTAAACAAAAGTTCTATTATTTGTATATATGGTTAAAGTTAAGCACACCTCCCTCATGGTGTGCTCTTTTGTATACTGCCGCCAACGCTATGCCCCATTGCATTGTATCCCGCCGCCAACGCTGGCAAAACGGCCATTTCCGGATATATCCGCCCCTAATACTTCGCCTTGTACACCTCAAGACACTTCGCCATGTCAAGAAAGGTTTTCATGTGCCGATGGCACGTTATCGGCTCGCGCGGCGCTTCGACGTAAACATATTCAATCCGCCCGCAGCCGCAAAGTAACAGCATCAGCAGGCAAAGGGCTGTCCCAATCAAAACCGCCCTCTTTAGCCTGTGCGGCGCGCACCTTCTCCGCCGCTGCTGCTTTCTCAATCTCGCACAATCGCTTATCGGCGTCCAACGCCTTTTCATCTCGTTTCGCAATTTCCGCCTCCAAAAATGATGTTTTCCCAGACAGGGCACTCTTTTCGCCCTGCAATGCCGCAATCTCCCTGCCCCGTTCGATGTACAAGCTTACCGTGATATACAGCGCCAATAGCAGCCCCGCCACGGCATATGTTAAAAATCTGGTCAT